GTCGTCTGGGCTTTCGTCTTGGAGTTTCATCGCTTCCAGAAGTGCTTCATCAGCAAAGGCCATGTTTTATCCTTTAAATAGAAATGGGGCGGCATCCGAAGACACCGCCCCATTGTCAGGGGTTAAGAGGATTAAGAGGTGGTCAGGTCGGCAACCACCGCAGAACCGGCTTCGTTACGGCTCTCCAGCGTGTATTCCGCAACAACCGCGCCCTTGGTCGCATCGCCAGTCGCGGCAATGTCAACCGTGTTTGCAGGGCGCAGATACGCCACAGCCCACAGGTCGGTCGTCAGGAGGTGCAGGTCACGGTCGCGGCTAAAGCGGTTAGCCACGATCTTGTGCGTGCCGAAGTCCGAACGGTAAACGTCCACAACGGAATTCAGCGTCACATCGCCATCACCAGCCGCGTCAGTGCGGGTCACGTTCCCCGAGAACGAGGAAATAACCTGCTTGTTGAAGGGGCCAGCCATGATGAGGTCAACGTCACCGCCTTGAGTCCAGGCGTCCTGAATGCCCTTTTTAACGAGGGATTCAGTCAGGACACGCTGCGTACCGTCAGTCACTGCCGTGGTCGTAGCACCGTCAGCACCGCCTGCGCCGCGCTGCTTGTTGGTGGTGTACCAAGCCGTCAGAGGACGCAATTGGCGAGCCGTGGTCGAGTTACCAGCCACACGTGCAGTTGCGTTGGTCAGGACAAACTCTTGGTCACGGCGCAGTTCTTTTGCGCGCTTCATGAGCTGGTAGACCATTTCCTTGTTACGGCCTGCCTTGTTAACAGCGTCCTGCGTTTTCGAGACTACGGTCGTCTTGTAGCTGATTTGGCAGGTGTTAATCAGGCGGGTAGAAGCCGAAGGGGTCGAGTAGGTGAAATCATCGCCTTCAAGCTGTGCGTTAGCGGCAGCAGCTGCGAGGGAGTCGGTCTGCCATTCATGGGAAACAGCGGATGCTTTCGCAGTGCCGATGCTGGACATAAACGGGCAATCCGTAGGCGAGATGTTGTAGATAGCATCCGAGAGGTCTTCACGGTTGCCGATAGCGGAGTACGTGAGATACGTACCTGATACGATAGTCATTTATTGCTCCATAAGGTTAAAGCGTCCGGGCAATGAGGTCAGCCTTTTTCCGAAGGTCAGACTCTTTGCCGGCGCGGTTGAGGATGTTGTTTTTTTCATCCGCACCCAGATTTGAACCTTGAGCATTGCCGTTTTGACGCAGCGTCTTGGCGGGTTGTTGCTGGACAACCTTTTTACCTTGGGCTGCTTTCAAATTGGCTTGGTGATTACGCCACTTCAATGCATCCAGAATGATGGGTACATGCCGATGGTCGGCGATAACCTGTACTTCTTCCGGAGAGAAGCCGTAGTAATCAACAGCAGTTTTCCGTACGTCATTCAGCATGGCCGCGCCCTTTGCAGGGTCTTTAAACTCCGGATATTTAGTCTGGAGTTGCTGCCATTCGTTGTTCAGGTGCTGGTCAAGCTTGGCTTTTTGCTCTTGCGCTTGTTGTTTTTGAGCGTTACCGAGTACCTGAACGAAAGCTTCATATTCACTCGCACGGGCGGGGTCTTCCACCTTGAGGCGCAAATAATCGGCTTCGCTTGTAATGTCGCTGAATTTCGCAGGCATTAGCTGCGTTGCGATCTGGTTCAGTCTTTGCAGTTCAGCGGAATATCGTTGCTGATCTGCCGCCGTGCGTTGCTGGGTTTCGTTCAAAGCCCTCTCGCGCTCGGCTGTGGTGCGCGTCCTCTCGGCAAAGTGCGCTTCTCGCTCACTCTCGCGGCGCGTGATAGTCTCCTGCGCCCAAGTGGGTAGAGCTTTGAATGCTTCTTTGTCATCAGACGGCCAGCTAACAGGAGGTTCAATGGCCGAAGTATTCTCCGGTTTGACCGCTTCCGCTTCGCTGGTCTTCTCTTTCCCCTCGACAATGGGCTTTCCAGCTTTGTCGTCGGCGATTACGGGGAGTACTTCGCCTTCATTCTGTTCACCGTTTAACTCAGGGTCTGCGTCAAGGGTGGCGACGGCCTTTTCAAAACGGTCGTTAAAACTTTCTTCCGAGACTTCATTTGGCATGGGTGTTCTATCCTCGTATCAGGGTTATGCCGTCACGGTCTGCTTACGCAGTGGCGGTGATTAGGCTTCTTCGCCTTTTTCTGTCTGGTTTGCCTTGTGGACTTCAAACTGGGCGTTTGAGACAAGGGCTTGTAGGTTGTCTTTCAGGCGTTCGATTGCCTGTAAAAGGTAATAGTTTTGCTCCCGCGCTTGGATTTCCTCGGGCTTGCTGCTCGACCATCCACGGAATGCGTCAAGGCGCACCGTATCAAGGGCAATGTTGAAGTCTTCATTCTCCAAAAGTGCTTTGGCAGCTACGCCTTTGCGGATTAGTTCTTCTGAGGTCATGATTAATCCAACGGGCTGGTTGTGTTTTCGTTATCGGCCATCTGAGCAACCTTGTTCTGGCTGGTCAGTTTCAGGGCTGCGAGTTCAATCAGCTTGATTTCGCGGTCTACCTGCTTCATCTGGTAATCAATGGTCTTGTTCTGGATGTTCGCCAATGCCGTTGCTTTCGCGCTGTCAGTCTCGGCCTTGATTTTCTCGGTCGTGGCTTGCATTTCCATCATGTGGATTTGCTGCTCAGGTGTCGGAGGCTTGGGCGGGGGCGGTACATAGTCTTTCGGGTCGGAGTAGTAAGCAGCGGCAGATTTCCAACCAACGGCTTCGACAAGCTTTTTCAGTTTGGCGAATACGTTATCGATTTTAACCAAAGGCCCGTCGATACCGCCCTGCATCGCTATAATTTGCTGATCCATTTCCAGCATCATCTTTGCCACACCAGCCTGTTGAGACTTTGAACCCATGCCTAGGCCTACAGTCGCGGTCACGTCCATCTTGTCTTTCCAATCACGCGGATTGACGTTTACCCATTTGTTGCGGAGCTTCACCATTTTAGCGGTGTCTTGATGCTGGCAGACGAGTTTAAAGATAATGCGGAACAGGCGTTTAACGCCCGTTTCAGCGAAGATACGGCACATCAGTTCAAGATGTTGTTGATTATTGTTATTCAGGATATCCGCGCCGGTAGCGGTTGAATTCAGGATATTCGGGTCAAGGCCTGCGCCCGCACCAGAGATACCAGAACGCTTTTCCTTCACGTTATCGATATACTGGACGACTTCCATGGCAGCTGCGCTTACAAGGGTCGTGGGGATGGGAACCAGAGCATCAGCACGCTTCATACGCACGATACCGCCTGGGCGAGCATCCAGCAGGTCATCCATGTTTACTTGGCCGTCTACCGCACCCAAGCGGGGAGCGTTGGCAAGATAGGTGCTGTCAAGGATGCCACGCAGTAACGCGGTCTTAATCTCCTGAATGTCCTTGGTCTTGTCGAATATCGACTGCCCGTAAAACTTGTGCGGCTCGGGGTCGGGGGTCAGGTCGGCAAAGGGGTGATCGTCGCATTCTTCATTGGCGAGGATTTTAGCCGCCGAGGTTGAATCACCCGCAAGGGTAACTTGTCGCCATTCCGCAATCCCATCGCCGTCATAGTCGCATTTGATATATGCTTCAGTTACCCATACTTTACGCATGGTCGGGTCGGTTTCATCATCCGCGCCATAAGGTAATTGGTCTTCATCGCTGAAACGCTGGATGCGCTCTTGTGTATAGTCGTTATCGTCACCCCTAGGGATAGACATGACCATTTCTTGGTCGTATCCACACTCTAGAAGGTCGCTAATCGTGCGCTTTCCACGGTGGGCGAGGAAGCCAGCGGTATAAATCGAGGTTGCCCTGCGTTCGATGATAAATTCATCAGGGGCTACGTTCTCGATGCGCACCTTTTTATCGGGCTTGGCGCAAATCAGGGTGCAACTGAACGTGGTTACAGGCTGGCCCATCGGGTCAATAGACTGAACCGGCTGCACGTTGGTAATCTGCACGCTCTGATCTGACTGCAGAGCCATCATTTGCTCTTGTGTCAGGCCTTCGTAATTATCCTTGGTTTTCTTCCACCGAACATCATGCCAAGCCTTAACGATGCCGTTCTTTTTAAGGAATGAATCCTTAAACCACGTATACAAAATCATGAACCCTTCGTTTTCGTTCATGAAGATGTGGTTTATATAATCCGTAGCTTGTTCTGCGGCGGCTTCGTCTTCCTGCCCATGAGGTTCAAAGGCCACAACGCTATCACCGCCTGCGAATACACGCATGACTGAGGGCATAGCACCGTCGATAGCTTCGGCTACGTCACGGCTTACAACTTGGCTGCGGCCTTCCAGCTCGTTCCCGAGAGGTTCGCCGCGATAATATTTATCAGCATCAATGCGCTTGGATGAAAGCTTTCCAGAGCCGTACCATTGATGGGAGGTTTCGATCTTGCGCTTGATGAGTGCCAGAAGGTCGCTGTCAGACATAACAGCCTGCTCCGGTTCGGCTTCTTCCTGCGGGGCTTGGGGCTGTTCTTCGCCCTGATTATCCAGAGCGTTAAGGCCCTCAACGGCATGATCGTGGTCTGTATGTAATCCTTCAGGCGCGAAATCACTGGATTGCTCGAAGGTGGGGTCTTGTTGTGTCGGGTCGCCTGTGAAGCGCGGGTCTTTCATGCCCTGTTCATCGTTCATTACGTTACCCATTTTGTTTGATATTTAAGAGGTTTCGCCCAGTCAGAGCCTTTACCCTGCCCCCGCGCATCGGAGACTAGCGGAAGGCCTACAGCGAGATACCTGAATGCGTCTGCGGGGTGTGAAGCCCAATCGTGCCTTGGCGTGTCGCGGAATTTCTTGCGGCCATCATCCCATTCACGGCGATAGTTTTGTAAACCACGCAACCCATCGGCTGCGCTGCGTTCTCCGGAAGTGTTAAACTGACACCTCGGCAGAAGCAACTGCGCTTGGTTAATGCCGTCATCGATGCTCTTTTGCTTCGGTAGTATCTGCCAGCCGTAAACCTCAAGTTCTTCAAACGAGGCTTTCCATGACTTGCCGACGATCTCTTTTTCCTCGTCAGCGTCAGAGGGGGCGATATGCGTTCCGTAGGTGTATGGTCTTGCGCGTAACTCGTTGGCATACCAAGCCGTGTTCTTGTTCACGCCTTCGAGGTAATCAATCACCCGAATAGTTGAACCGACAGTCTGGAAGAACCAAACCGATGTCGTCCCGCCAGTATCCCAAACCGTATGAACAGCATGGTCAGGAAGCCATTGATAATCGCCAATGTTCCCTTGTTCCTGTAGCTTGCCAAGCTCCTCACCGTAGTAAGAACCGACAACAGAGCCTTCAAAGCTGCATTCATATTCAGCAGCGTATTGCTCGGCTGTCATCATCGTTCGGGCAGAGGCTAACTCCTGCTCGTCAAGAACACCAGTACGGCTTGCTTTCAGCATCAATGAGAACCATTCGTCAGGATTGGCTGCTGCCAAGTCCCACAGTTCCCTGAAGTGGTTATCGCCCTTAGGCGTACCGATAAACGTCGCCCATCCCTTACGGTCAGATAGAGCCGGTCGAATTACTTCCGTCCACGCTCGCGGATCTTGGTCGCCGTATTCGTCATTGACCACGCCATCGAGATAAATACCCCGCATACGGTCAAAATTATCCGAGCCATATAACCGAACCCTGCCGCCATTAGGGTAATCCACCCGAAGTTCCGTTTCATGCGGTACGGCACCAGGCACTGACAGGCTGTAATGTTTCAGGTATTCCCATGCTACGTCCTTGGCTTGGCCGTATGTGGGGGCGACATAGGCAAATCGCGGGTTAGGAAGTGGACAGGTCAATGCCCCTTTGATTAGTTCATTCACCGCGCCAACGGTCTTACCAAGGCGGCGGTGTGCGACGATAGCAGCCCATCGCTGTGTACGTGTGTGGTATGGGAGTAATGGCTCTCTAGGCTTGTAGGGTATCTCGACCTTGAGGATGCTGGTCATTCTTGAATAGGTACAATTTCACCGGGCTTTACATCATCAGGCATGAGGATTAAATCGCTCTCCGCTACCAGATAGCGCGGTTGCTTCGCAGCAACGTCCTTGAGCGATTGAATATGTGCGTCAACATCACGCGCTTTCACGTGAAACACTTCCAAGGCCGCTGCAATGGCTTCTTTGGCGTTCTCAGGCAATGGGGCTACTGATGCCTGTACAGCACGGACAAAATCATCATGCGCAGCTTGCGTCTGTTCAATGAGGTTCATCACTTGCTCCAGCTGATTTCCATTTTGAGGGGCTTGTCTTCGTCGCCTTGAACGGTAACTGCTTGTAAATCCGGCAATGTTTTCTTTAACAGCCCGAGGGCTGCGGTGACTTGCGAGGGGCTAAGTTCAATCGCGCCTTCAACGTGACTTTCCAAGCGGTTAATAATCATACTGGTCTTAATTCGCTCTCGCCATGCGGGGGGTAAACTCTTCGTTCCCTTTCGCGCTGCCATGTTGGTATCCTGTTAATGGTTAAAGTTTCCTGTTCTTCCGTCTCGCGTAAGACTTTTCCTGATTGCTGTAGCTGTCACGGGCTATGTCTTCCAGATCGTCTATGTCCACAGTCTCTGTATCGAGTTTCTTGTGGATTGCGTTCTCAAGCCTGTCAGGGATGGGGAAGGTCGTTTGTCTTGGGTGGATGCATTGCTCTGGCTTGTAGCCGTAGGCGTACCGTGTGGGGCAGATTGTGGGCTGCTTCTCCATTTGGTTCTCCGGAAATGAAAAACCGCCGAAGGGGTTTTAATCCTTCAGCGGTCAGGGGTGCAAGGGGTCAGGCTTGCGGGGTGTAATGTAGCGTCCTTACCGAAATAGAAAAACCCAGCTGGGCGAACCATGCTGGGTTAAATCTTTTTAGAGCTAAGTCTCTATGTTGCTTATTATGCCTGAGAATGATTTCTTTTGCAACATATTTTATCGCGCCTCCTGATAAAGCATGAGAGATGCAATCAGGTTATTGCGCGAATGAGGGTGTTTCTTTCCCCGCTTCCTGTCGATCTGCGCGAGTGCTTCGCCATGACATACCGCAGCAAGACAATCATTCAGCCTGTCCATGCCGTACTTGCGAATGACAAGCTTTTGCCATTTTTGGTAATGGATTAGCAGGTCTTCGGTTTTCGAGTTGTCGCCCGTACCCCCACGTACCCTGAGCAAGTCCTGGACTACAGCCCCAAGCCCCGCGACGGTAATCTGGAATCCCGAATACACGCCTGATGCGGCTTCTGACAATCCAGCCCCATCCAGAAGGTTGCGCAGCTGATACGATGCAGCATCCTCCCACCTGCCAAGCCCCCTTCCATCCCTAAGCTGGACGAACACCAAAGGTGATTTAGCTGCCCTTGCCTGAACATCCCCATACCCATGCTGTACCGTGCGGTCTTCATCCATCATTGTTCCCCCTTGTTTTGACTCTCTTTTTTTGATTCTTCTGCCAGATAATCGAAATACTTGGCTGCCGTGTTGCAGAAAAGATTCCACGATTGAATCACATTATCCCCAAGACAGTGCCACTCCCCCTCAGGTAGCCCCGTTGTTTCTGCAAAGAATTCTTTAAACGGTTTCTTCTCCATGCTCTCTCCCCTTATTTATTGTTTTGATTCAGTTTTTCGAGGTGTTCGCGGGCAATTCCCCCGTTCAAACTCCCAGATTCCCACAGGCTTTCATCTGCGTATTGTTCAATCACCGGCAACGCGGCTAGGAATTGGGATGCGCCAAAAATCAATGCATCAATTTGGGGGTGCGGCTTCTCTCCGGCTATGCAGTATCCGGCTTTGAGCCTGTCTAGGGCTTCCTGTACCTGTTCTTTAGTAAAGCCCATGTCACTGTCCTCCGCTGCTCAGATTACGTTTTATTACCTGTTGGTTTACCTGAAACTCCCTATCTCCCTCTTTCGCTATAAACTCTTTGTATGCTGCTTCGGCCTGCTCCGGCGTATCGTAGATACCGATGTAAAACTTCTTTTTATTGCGCGTTACACCCACTTTATATTTTCCGTTCTCGACTGTTCCGATATATCCATTTTTACGCTTGTGATGCCTGATGGTATTTTCACGCTTTGAAACATATTCAAGATTTTCTAGGCGGTTGTCTGTTTTGATGCCGTTAATGTGATCTATGCATAGGTTCTTCTTGCCAACAAATGCATTCATGACAAGCCTATGCCCCTTGGCGTTAACTGGCTTGCTGTCGTAAGAAAGCTTGTACTGGACGTAACCGTCATGCCCGACAAATGACTTGATAAAGTTTTTGGTTTGCAGGCTGTACACTTGCCCAGTGTCGGAAACTCTGTACATGCCGCCGAGGCCATCGATTACCCGCCAACGGTCGCCGCTGGTATCAAGCGTAGGCACTTCATCCCACTTGGCATTACAAGCTAAACAGCCGCACTTAGGCGCTCTGGTGGCTTTGTATTTGTGGAAGCCTGTGCATTTCTTTTTCACAGTCATCTACTTCTCTCCCTTTGTTGACTCGATTTTGGAAATTATTGTGCTGCCTACAAAATGGATGGATGCCAACACCAAGCATGGCCACATTGCAGGCGTACCAGACGAATAAATGCCCATTGCGACAAATAAAACCCCGCATAAAGTGTATAACGCGCTCATATATCCGTTCCTTTCGTTGGGTTACCGATCACCGAATTTAATGTCTATTCTCCAATCACATGCGAGAGTTTCTGTGATGTTTTTTGAAAGCTTATCAAGCAGGCCGTCAGACTTTTGTAGGCTCTCCTTGATTTTTTCTTTCATCCCCTCGGCGTTTTCGGTGACAAATTCTCGCACGGCTTCTCGGGCTATAAGCTCCATTTGTTCCCCGAACATGAAATCGATGTAGGAAACCCTATCGCTGGAATACCCATCGTCATTGCCCGTACGTTTGTTAACCTTCCGGTTGATGACGTTATCCACAAGCTGCTTAAGAACATCTTCCTTGATTGCCGCCAGCGAGGACACAACCGCCGCCTTGATAGCCTGTTCCATGATCTCGTTGTTCATCTTCTCTCTCCTTCGTTTTAAAACCACTCTCCTGTGGCATTAGCAATTTTCTGGATTCGTCAAATGGTTTGCGACCCTAAATGCCTTGTCCAAAGTCAGGGGCTATCCAGCGGCGTTCCTTTGCCATCCCACTTGCTGTACGTCTTAACCCTAGCTATTGCGGATTGGCATTCGGGGGATTGTTTGTGAGCGTCAGACCATGCCGCGCAAATTGCTAACACGCATATCACAGCTGCTGCTGGCCAGTTCATGCCGCCCTCCAAACGAAGACCCCATCATCCGTAAGCTTCGCCCGTATCTCGATACCTGTTTTTTTGCGAAAATACCTGACACAGCGGTAAATGCTCCGCGCCTTGCTTTCGGGTACTTCCCAAAACCTATGGCCACCGGCTGGAATCTTGTCATACCCGTACATGGGTTTTCTGGTTAGGTAGGTTCTCATGCTGCCCTCCCAAATTCCTTGACCGCATCTTCAAGGCTCATGCCCTTGTCGAATAGCTTTCTTACTTCCGTTGTGTCGAAGTGGTGCGGCAACCAGCCGGTTTTAAACTTTTTGTTAAACGTGCGGATAAAATCACGCTTCCAGTAGGCGTAAGTTCTGCTCATGCCTGCCCCCTCAAAACGGCGAATTTTCGTCAATGACGCGGTTTACCTGAAAGCCGTACTTTTCGCGCCTGCGCTTATCGCCTTCAACTTTAAGCTGCTCCCTGTACTTCCCAAGGGATGCGACAAATTTCTTCTCCCA